ACACAAGGCTATTCGTCGGCAAGCGTCAGATGTGTATAAGAGACAGGTGTAGCGATGGTAGCCTGAGTTTTAGCTAAGTTAACCTGCTTGGTACCTTCAATGGTGACACTACCAACTTGCTTAGTACCCTCAGCAGTAACTGCATTAACGCTAGTCGTCTGTTGAGCCTTCACAGCATTAACACTGGTAGTACCCTGAGCACTCACAAGACCAACCTGCTTTCCCCCTTCACTAGTGATTTTACCAAGCTCAATAGAAGCGGTATCAGTGATTGATTTTACTTGTTTAGCACCCTCAGTCTTGATTTCATTAAGAGTAGTGGTACCTTCAGTAGCGCTTTCCTTAGCCTTATTAGCATAATACTTAGAAGAGTATTCAGAGCCATCCACAGTACCCGTAGTCTTATTAGCCCAATCCTTAGCAAGATTTCTAGCAGAAATTGCGTCTGCCTTTAGGCCTTCCATGGTGGCGATTGTTTTAGGAATATTGTTGATTTCCGTAGCAACCTTCTTAACATCTTTAATGTTAGAGCCTACCTGCCTAACTTCAGTAATGTTGTCGGAGACATTCTTGATGTTACCACCAGTAATAGTAGGAAGGGCATCCCCAGTATTACCTAGATCACCATAGTCATCAAAGATGGAGATACTAAGAGAACCCTCAAGGTCATCACCAACGATGTTAATGTTATTGATGTTTCTAGAATCAGTAACTACATGGTCAATGTTTTCAGCTACGATACGGATCTCACCAGCAACAGGAACAACGACACCTGCAATCTCTTCTACTCTATCTGCATTAGCCTTAGCAGATACTTCAGAAGCCTTAGCGTTAGTTTCAGACTCCTTAGCGTTCACCTCAGAGACCTTAGCGTTCCTCTCAGACACTTTAGCTTCATCAGCCTTTTGGGTAGCAATTACAGCATTATCATAAGCACCCCTCTCAGAGGTTTCAATATTGGTTTGTAGCTGTCGAGCCTCTTCAAGGATTGCTTGGTTCTCTGTCTTGACAGCATCAGCATGCTTAGCCGCAGATACCGCAGTACCTTCAGAAGCCTTAGCATTAACTTCAGAAGCCTTAGCATTAACTTCAGAAGCCTTAGCGTTCTTCTCAGAGACCTTAGCGGCATCCCTAGCGGCCTCAGCATCTAGCTTAGCCTGATAGGCACCCTTAGCATCATCTTTGTAGAACTTAAGGGTGATCGCATCGTTGTCATCAATTGGGTCTCCAACATTGATGATACGTTTACCCTTAGCATCCCAATTGCCTTCCTTGTCTACAATGAGTGCATCATTGATGATGTCTCTACCTTCTTCAGCAATATGAATAGTCTGAATGGTAGACACATCAAGGTCTTTAGCCTTGAGAACCGAAGCGTCCTTAAAGGACACGATACGGTCAGTAGCAGACGTATATCTGCGAATAATGATTTCAGCACCACTAGCGGGAGCTTTATTGAATCTAATGGTAGTCTTATCTACAAAGAAGTAGTCTTTAGTTGTGTCACCGTAGTCACCCCCAAGTTTCTCTCGGGAGTCTACGATGACCTTCACAAACTTCTTTGCTAGATAATCAAAGGGCACATTGAAGTCTGTAGTAGACCCATTGCCCTGATAGTTAGCAATAGTAGAAGCCATTGTTTTAGTTATTCGTCCTTATCGGATAGCATGTTATAAACACCCCACTTAAGGAATGGGATGTTCGTTGAATTACGGATAGCTCTTACAGCTTTCTCTTTTTGATTCTCTAGTTGCTCATCGGTGTAGTTTTCATCGCCTGTCATACGAGCTACATTAGCAGAGTACCCCACAATGTCCATGAAAGACTTGATGGTAGAGTATGCGGGAGCTATGTCTCTAAACCACTTGTCAGCGTCAAAGCCTCCGTACAGCTCATCCCGTTCTTTCTGAGAGGAGAAGCCTTCAGTGGTAGTCTTAACGTCAGTATTCACACCTGCGGTGTTGAGAAGCAAAGATGGGAATGCAAAGACGCTAGATCGCATAGCACCATTAATACCGACCTGCATAACAGTGTCTAAAGTAAGCCCTTCTTCAGGGTCATACTTTAGAGTCTTATTAAGGTACTCTTTTCGTTGTTCCTCATTCATACCTGCAGTATTAATAAGGGTGTTAGTCAGTGCACCAACGGTACCCAATGCGGTAGACAAGAAGATACTATAGGCTTGTCCAAGCGCATCGCCCTCAGCCATTCTGCCTAGGATTTTCTTAAGTCTCTTATCGTAGGATCTAAGAGCGAACGTCTTAAACTGCAAGAGCAACTGCATAAACGGATTCTTTTTGGCACCCTCCCAAAGGAAAGTGTCACCCAAGGTATTCTTCTGGATTACCTCATGAGCAACATAGTCGCCCATACGTCTAAGAGTTGCAAGAGCGGCAGGATCCTTAGAGAGGATAGTGTCAAGGTTATCAATAGTGATTTCCTTGTTCTTACCTACGGTAGTGGATTCCTTAAGGATCTTCAGTAGATTATCAAAGTTCTCCTGAGAGATCCCATTACGTTGCATAAGTTCCTTATTAAGGAAGCCCTTCTTGGAAATAGACTTGTTATGAGCGTACTGGATAAGCTCACCCAAGAACATGCCTTGAGAAGCCTCTACAATAGAGTTCTCAGTATTCTGAAGGAACTTAGTAAACGGAGAAGCCTGAGCAAGAGTATCTGTCGCCGCAACAAGAATAGACTTAGCCTTATCGCCATTGAACCTACGTAGTTGCTTCTCAAAAGATTCCGTAGCAATGTCTCTAAGTAGACCAGTCTCTCTTACAGACATACCAAAGATAAGAGACTGAGCCTGTCTAATCTCTGCATTGGTCATGCCGTTATTAGCCCAGTTATCAAAAAGCTCTCTAACAAGAGGAACACCCTTAAAGAAATGCAGGGCCCCATAGTGTTTAATAGCCTCCCCCTGTTCAAAGAGATTAGCCATACCCATCATAGCATTCTTAGAGAAGAACGTAAGGTTTCTGATGACATCCGCCATAGCACCAAGCCAAGAGCTATTAACATCAGACATGCTATGGTGCTTGTTATAGATCATGTTGATAAGTTGTTCCTGAGCTTGTGCAAACTTCTTAGCGTCAACTCTACCACCTACGGTAGAATTAACCTCCTCAGACCACATCTTACCCAACATGCTCTCAAAGTCACCCAAGTTCTCACACCCGTAACTAAGGAGGATATTGTCGCCAATAACCTTGTTATGGTGCATACGGACAGCCTCAAGAGGATCCCTGCGTAGCTTGTCAATAGACAACCCACTACGGGTAGCAACAGAGGTATCCCAAGGGATTCTAGTCACCTCAGGGTCGTACTTGATGTTTGCAATGTTACCATCAGTGATGATAGCCCTGCCCATGGAAGTACCTTGGTCGATCCAACCAAGAGCATCCTCCCTAGCTTCTTTCTTCATCCATTCAAGCACATCTGCCCAAGCAGGTTCATCAGGTAGAGGCTCAAGATTATCCTCAAACTTCTCCTGTCTATTCGTGTCCTTTTTCTTGGCTTGTTCAGCAATCTGAGCTTCCCTTTCTGCCTTGAGCTTAGCGTAGACATTCTTCTTGTAGTAGTCAATGATTCGCTGTCTTACTTCAGGATTAGAGACTGCACCATCAACAAGAGCGTGAGAAAGCTCATCAACAAGTCTCTCTACCTGAGGGCCTCTAGGGAGATTAGGGTCAAAGAGATCGCCAACCTTTCTAGGGTCACTTACTCTGGGGACATAGCCACCTCTCTGGCCAACCTTAGAGGTTTTCTGAAGGAAATCCTTAGTAGACTCTACGATCTTACTGAACTCTTCATTACCTACAAACTTGGAAGGGGTTACACCATTCTCAATAGCCTGACAAATTGCTAGATTGATTTCAGCATCAGCATGTCCCAGCTTTCTGAGATTATTGAAACTCTCTCTATAGCCTGACTCAAAGTTCTCAAAGTCAATCTGAGCGGCTCTAAGTTTCTCCTCTACAGTCTGCCCTTGGAACCTCGTTGCATAGTGAACACCGTTCTCATCCACATAACCAGAACCGCGATCTACAAAGACAGAATCACAGAACTTTCTAAAGTTAGTAGACTCAAGAGCCTGAAAGACACCCTTAGTAGACACAAGGGGTACTCTGCGTTCGATGTTGTCAAGAAGGTTGTTCAAGGATGTAGCGACCTTAGTGGAACCTCCAATACCATCAAAGACCTCAGAGGGAAGATCCTTACCTGCCTCCTGATATTCCCTAATGATACTAGCTCTTCGTGCAGTGTCCCCCACATAATGGCCTCCCTTGCCTAGGCCTTTGAATGCAAACTCAATACCTGCACCAAACATGGCACCAACAAGCATGTCTTCCATGATGTCATGTTCTGCACCAGACACGTAGGTATCAATCTGATTAGAAACAGCACCCAAAGCGGCACCTGTGAGCACCCTACCTGCCATACCATACGCACCAAGTGCTGGGACATAAGACAAAGGATCCACAACAGCGCTACCAATAGAAGAAGTAATCGAAGAGAACCAACCGGCTTTAGCTTCAGCCTGCCTATACTTGATTACTTCATCATTGATCTTAAGCCTTTCTTCGACATCCTCCATCGAAGTAGCACCATTGAGTACAGCATAGTACCTATCCATGTTGTACCCTACCTTTCCTAGGATTTCCCCCCTTTGTTCATCCGTAGGGGCAAACTGTTCACCAAAGATGCTCCCGTCAGCAAAGGACATCCTAAGGTATGTAGGGACATAACCATGCTTCAAGCCTCCCGTAAAACCGACCTGAGGCTCATCCGATGTATCCTGAGAAGGGTCATAGACATAACGATTGTCAGCCCAACGCTTTGAGCGAAAACTGATACCGAGAATTCTGCTCCTAGTAGTATTGGCAAGAGCCGCTCTTACAGCATCCTCATCAATAGGATCCTTGATAAAGGGCTTGATCTCCTTAGATGCCTCAGGTAAATCAAGGTTGGTAAACACAGGCTCCCTGTCAATCAAGGAATCCTCAGCAGGAGTCAAAGATTTCTCAATCTTAGGAGGTTCGCTAGGATTAACGGTTGGTACAGCTTCATCTACTTTCTGTTCCACCCACCTGTCATCATCACCAATGGTGTCAATGTAATTCCAAGTTTCCTTAGGGAGCTCTTTGTAGTTTCCCTTAAGGTAATTCTTCATTGCGGCAGTACCACCGTTGTACATAGCCAATGCCGCATACTGATTGCCCTTAGCGTACTTAAGGTTATCCTTCATAATACGACCTGCAAGGTCGATGTTAAAGAAGGGATCCTTAAGGGTGCTAAGGTCGGTCACACCATAAGCCTTTGCAGTTTTAGGCATGATTTGCCCGATACCCATAGCACCTGCACGAGACACAGCGTTAGGGTTAAATCGTGATTCTTGATACAGTTGTCGTCTGAATAGAGAATGATTCAAACCGTATCTCTCAGCAGTATCCTTAATGATACTATCATAGGGATGCTCCGTATTCTCGAAGTCACCCCAAGCACTACGTCTAGGATTCATTAGTCAGTTCCACTATTTAGTTTAGAAAGTCTATCAAAGACAGTTGCATTCATTTCCTTTTCAAGCTCCTTAGCCTTTCTTTCAGCGGCCTTGTCAAGGGTACGTTGGATGTCCTCAGTCGTGTATGACTTGACGTAGTTGTACGTTCCCTTCTCATACACAACAAGTCTTCCAGCCTCTTCGTTGTAATCTACAGAATACTTGGAGCCATCCCCATAGTCGAACTCCTCTCTAAATAGCTCCTTAGCCATCTTAGGATCAGCATTGCCATAAGCTCTAGAGGTAAACACTCTAGCAGGGACACTAGTGCCTAGGAGGGTCACGTACTGATTTCGGTAGACATCCTTAGCCAACTCTACAGCTCTACTAGGAGACTCGCCAGAGCCTACAAATCTGCAAGCCATATTGTAGATGAAGTCCTTGCCTGTTTGGTCAATCTCGGTGCCGATAACCTTAGAGATCTCAGTCACACCAGTGTTAACCTTGATTCTAAGACCCTCAATCTTTGCTCTTCCCTTGGAGTCAGCCTTGAGTTTTTCAAAGCCTGCAGTTCTCTTTACAACATCTTCCCAAGACCTACCCCCTTCCATTAGAAGAATAGCACCATGGATAGATTCAGTGAAACCCTTAGTGTTACCAGTAGCATACAAGAAAGACTGAGGATCAGTACGGTACAGCTCAATCATCTGAGTGATCTCCTCAGGGGGCTCCTTAGGAATAGTCTCGGGCTTCATCCCACTATTGAGATAGTCAGTCGTAATGCCAGTCAGCTTCTCACTAGCCGCTTCAGCCTTGTCCTTGAAATAGCGTCTTGCAGGGTTGTCCCTAAAGGGGACAGAAGAGTTCTTTGCAATCCCGAGTGCACCCTCAGTAGTGATCTCACCACTCTCAATCATAGAGTCAAAGGCAACATTTATATCGTCTGAAGAGAGATCAGAAGAGTCGCTACTCTTAAGCTCCTTTCCAAGCGATGCGTCCTTTAGAAACTTCTTAGCTAGGTTTTGCTTGATAAGGGCCTTTTGTTCATTTTGAGCCTTTACAGCAGTGGCTCTCAAATTACTTCTTTGGACTTCTCTAGCCCTGTCTACAGCCTTTTCGATGTCCTTTACTCTGTCCGTAAGGATGTTGCCATTAGCTTCCAGTTCACTGTTTCTAATGGCTTCAAGAACGGAAAGCTCGCCACTATCTGCTAGATTACTAAGGCCATTCTGATAGTCAAGGTAAGCCTTAGTGTCTCTCTTGTACCTATGATTATAAGCCTTAATAAGAGAAGTCTTATACCCATCTTCACCAAGATATTCCCTAAGGGTTACCCCATTAGCAAACGGTAGATCCTTAGAGTCTGCAAGTTGCTGTAGAGTAAAGAACCCTTCAGGGCTGTTCTCAAGAGAACTGATGACACTAGTCCACAGCTTATTTTGATGCTCGGGATCAAGGAACCTACCAACGGTAAGATCCATTTCCCTAAGGGCACCAACAAGTGCTTCCGCATTACCACCATTCTGGATGATTGCATGAACCTTGGCAGATTCGGTGATGAACATGTCCTGAACTTTGAACTTATGTTCAACTTCTTTCTGGCGTGTCATCATCTTGATGCGCTCTGCGGGAGAGTTTGCAAAGACACCCCTGTTAAAGAACACATCCTCAGAGCTATACCCAAACTGTTTGGCTACATCGGACACATTCTCACGCATGAACTTAAAGAACTCAGCGTCAACCTCTTCGGGAGCCTTTCCTTTAAATTCATTAGTGTCGACTCTTCGTTGAAAGTCCTCAGTGATGTACTGGAACAGCATCTGACCATGAGACTCTTTAAGTCTAGCCATTGCAAGAGGGTCATCTTGGAATGGCACAAGACCCTTGGTCATCTCTTCACGGTACTGTTCAAGAGAATGTGACTTAAGGTAATCATCGGCTAACTTATAAGACAACTCCTTCTTAGCTTCAAAACCACCTTTAACAGCCCTAGCTACATCCTTAAAACATTCAAGCCAATTGTCTGCTTCTGGGATAGTTACATTATTTTCGTTGATAGAAATTGTAGCAGGCTTAGCCGTACCTAGTTTATCCAAAGCATAGTTGAAATATCTCCACTGCCCCCACTGATTGGCAATGGAGGAATTACCAGCTGAATTTTTATAAGCCATTAGTAAAAGTAACCTCCTCGTTCTCTAGGGGTAATGTTAGAGTTGTAATAGTTAGCCCATTGCTGTACGAAGTCAACATAGGGTTTGTACTGTTGGTAATTAGCCATTACGTTACCAAGGAAGCTACCACCAGTATTGGATGCAATAGACGCACTAGAGGATGCACCACTCATACCAGTAGATGCAAGGGTAGATGCCCCAAGTGTCGGCACAGTGCTAGACGAAAGTCCATAAGAAGCCAAGAAACTGTCAGCAGTAACAGCTCCAGCACCTGCACCAGTAACCGTAGGAGCGGCACTGCTGATAGCATCAACACCAACATTAGCCGCTAACATACCACCCGTTTGACCACCTGCGGCACCCCCAAGTGCACCACCAACGGCACTACCAATGCCTGCAGTAGCGGCACCCATAGTGGCACCAGTGATCGCACCACTGAGGAACTGCTGGAAAGCCCTAGAGCCACCAATAAGGTTATTGTTGAGGTTATCCCTAGCTTGCTCAACGGATGCCTTAGTCTGAATATAAAGAGCGTCCTTCTGAAACCTTACATTCCACACATCATTAAGGTAGGCTTCCTTAGTTGCGGTCTCTTGTCTAAGAGTCTGCCCACTAATTGTCTGCTTGATCTTATCTTGAGATCTACCGTCAAGACCTGTCTCAGCAATAGCCGCTTCAATCTGTGAATTGTTCTGGTAGGCGTTAAGAGACAAAGAAAACAACTCACCTAGTGCCGAGTCGTACATTGATCTTTCTTGCCTGTCAAGTGACGCCTGATTGTAGTTATAGTTTAGCTGAAGGTAGTGCATCTTCTTCTTGAAGGCTTCAACCATGCTACGGTTCTGTTTAGAGATTCCATATAGAGAGCCTGCACCACCAACTACTGCACCAACAGCGGCGCCTACTCCGATAACTACACCACTCATTCTTTAATCAATTCCTTTCTATTAGTTGTTAATAGCATCCACTCCGGAGTAAACTCTTTCTCACATTCCCTTAGGTCAACCTTATCAGTCCTAAAGCACATCGTAATGTGCGTGTCTTCAAGTGCCCTAAAGGCTTGCCTACGGCCACCTTCAGCCTGAATGACGTTGTAACCCTTAAGCCTCCCTACAGTATTCCCTAGGGTAACATAACAATCCCCACTGACAATTACAGTGGTAGGGATCTTGATGTAAGCTCCAATAATAGCTACATCCTTAGGGATAAAACAGGTTCTGTAATACACCCCTTCATAAACAAAGTGTTCAATGGGGATCTCAACTTCATTACAGACACAACTCTCCATAGCATGAATTGCGATGTCACAAAGCATGTTATTCTGCTCAGGAGTTAAGGGTTTCAACTTCATATGCTACTATTCCTTCTAATGTAAAGACCTTCCCAACCACCTGAAATCAGGTTAATAGGTTGGACATTGTCGGAGCAGACAGTAATGACTACTTCATCATTATTGTCTTGAATTGGGAACTTAAACTTACCCGTGTAAACCTTGTTTGCCCCCAAGATAGTCGGAGATTCACCAAGGTTCCTACCAGTAAATCTATACTTAAAATGCTTTTCCTTAAGGTCGTTATCAACCTTGCATTCAAATACACCAGACTTACTATAGTTCAACCAGAAGTACCTAAGCTGTAGCCTACCTTCAATCTCAGAGATAACACCTCCAGTATCCGTATTCCTCTTAATGGACTGCTTAGAGAGAGTCACACAGAATTTGTAGGTAAGACCCACAAACACCTCAACACCCCTAATGTCCCCTTGGATCCTAAAGACACCATTGGAATCCCAGTCAGTAACCTCAGTAACGTAACCGTCTTTAGTGACAATGAAATACTTATGATCCTTAGTAGACGGGATAGCACCGTAGATATCCATAAGAGACACCTCAGTGTAATCCTCATAGTCACTGTACTTGTTGGACTGAGGAATTGTGTACTTCTTCTTACGATCCATAAAGAGCCTAGCAGGCTCATCAGAGAAGTCAACAGCATTACCTGTCAACAACGCTTTCTCTAGATACAGACCATTCGGAGAGTTAATAAGAAGATAAATCTCTGAGTCAACAAACTCCGCTAGAAGAACCTCAGAATTCTTGTTTGCAAATTCCCACTTGAACCAAGCCTGTTGTTCACTAGTGGCGTTAACAAGAATAAATTTATAACAGTATACGATATTAGGGGTAGTAGAAGAAATAGCCGTAACTACGTTCTCTGTGGTGTTCCCAGAGAGTCTAGTGATGCCCTTAGGAATGTACGTAGGCACATGTGCGGCTATGTCTTCAGCATCCTTAAGGTCAGCCACGTCCTGCAAGGAGTAGTAGCGCATCACAGAACAGTAGTTTACTCGATCATTCACAAAGAAGATCGAAGGGCCAATAGAGATAGGTTGAACATTCGTGTCATAGTCAAAGTTAGTGATCTGGTCACACTTGACACTCTTAGGGGTCATGACGCCATCACTAGACAACACAAACTGACCTTCACGAGAGAACAACATAAGCTCTCTTGCAAAGGGTACAGCGTGAGTCAGAATGGCAACCTTATTAGAGGAAACCGAGACATCAATAGGGTCAGTGTCTGCAATAGCCGCAGAGGACTTAAACCAGAAATTAAAGAAGTCGTTGGTTGCACTAAGGATAATGGATTCATCAGCGATGACCCCTAGGCGATTACGATAGAAGAAGATGTCATTGATCTTCCTACCAATGAACGAAGGATCAGGGTTAGTGTCTTCATCACCAGAGCCTCTATCAACCCACGGGAGCTTCTTAAGAAGAAAACTTCCATCCTCCTTCCTAACAATAGCATGAGGCATATTCTTAGGGTTGATCTTAGTGGGAATCCTAGGTGCTACAGTTTCCTTCCACACCTTATGCTTGTCGTCCCACTTTACATAGAAGTCATCATCTCCGGAATTCTTTTCTCCAGACACCTGCATGATGTAAGACTCAGGGGCAATCGGAGGGAGCTTATTAACAGCCGTAACCTTACCCATGTAGGCAATAGCGTTCTGGTTACCAAAGCCATCCTTAACAAGGACATTAGGAGGATCCCACCCAGACTTAGCCTGAATCGTAATAACAGAGTCACCGACTAGGCCTACGTTATAGGAACTCATGCTTGCACTAGACCTAGAGTAACCCATAGACGCTCTACCACCAACCTGATTCAACAGGTCATCATAGGTAGCACCAACGTCAGGATTACCACCATCAGGTTTCTTACCAGTATTAAGAAGCGCATACAACGCTCTTGCAATAAATGCAGTAGTAGTCTGGACAGCCTGCTTAGCCTCACCACCGTCAGGTGTAATAACGCCACACATATACTTGCCATCCACATAAATGGCGTAAGTCTTAGCATACTGGGCATTCTTGATGTACACTAGAGCAGTACTCTTTTTACCCGCAGATGACGTGCCTTCTACAGCATCAACCTCCTTCTCAGTGTTCAAGACAAAGGTGTAGTCAGCAACAGTAACTGCCTTTAGTTTGCCCCTAGGGTCACTAGTGGTAATGTACCGTTTTGACTCATCATCTTCAAACGTGCATGTCCTAGGCTCACCATTAAGATCAAAAATCTGATACTCCCCAGAGCCAATCTGGAGAATGTACTTTTCCTGTTCGTCTCTATTGATTACATGGTACTTCTTCTTTGTAGCGTCAACACGGTCAGACAAACGTTTGATTGCAAGAGTCGGAGGTCTCTTCTGTAGACCCTCAACTTCATTAGGAAACCCATTGACAAGCTCAGTTACCTGATCGGGAAACCTGATGATGTCAGGCTGTTGAGAGACACCACCTTTAAATGAGTGAATGCTTTGAGATACTAGAGGCATGCTTAGCTCCTCTGAGTCTGCTGACTAATGAACTGGTCATCATTGAGGATGTTATAGTTACCATCCGTCAGCTCATAGTCTACAATGTCTGCATAAGCCGCACTCTCCTCTAGCTGAAGATGTGAGTCGATGTCCGCAGAGGTAAGATACCTCATCTGAAAGACTCTACTGGCTCTAACAGTAATATACTTTCTGAAGACCTGAGGAAGCTCCTCAAAAGGAAGCTCCTTGACAAGTTCATCCAGAGTGATGCCTTCAGGGAACTCTAGAGCTCCTGAATCAAGATCATAAAAATAGCCTTCTCTGCTCACGAACTTATAGCTAGTAGAGACAGCCCTTAGGAAGTCTCTACCATAAGCAACTTTGTTAGTAAAAGAGTCAGGCTCCAAGGTAACACTGGTGAGAGTGTTAAAGCTGTAACCCCTAGACTGGATCTCTTGACTGACAGCCTTAAGGATTCTTACAGCATTCAGCACATCCACATTAGCATCATCCTCAAGAGAATTAACAGGGCTAGAGCCTACGGATGACAAAATTTCATTTACTGCATCAAGTTCAGTGCTAGGAGTTACAATCATTATTCTTCCTTGTTGTTATTCTTTTCGACGGTTCTTCGAGGCTTAACAGGCTTCGCAGTTGCACTAAGGAGACCCAGTTCCTGAGCCTCCTCGGTGGTAAGCTGATACCCCCACTTGTGCACCTGACAGAAGTAAGTAGTCTCGTAAGCCTTCTTTACTTCTTCAATGGTCATCTATTAAACCTGAGCTTCCTTAACAAAGATACCGACAGCTTCAGGACGGAGACCACCGTGACCCATCGCATACTTGGCAATGATCTGGTCAGCCTGATATTCAGCTCGACGAGCACGTTCCATAGCGAGATCCTTGAGCTTCACCGTACCAACAGCGGAACGATGGAAGACAATGCCCTGAAGACCCGCAGTCTTGATCTTCGTATTAAGAGCGTGCTTACCATCAATGCCATCATTCAGGAGGTGCGGAACTTCAATGACTTCAAAGCCGCAAATCGTCTGGAGCTTGCCCGTGTTCGGATCAAAGAGGGCATGATAGTTAGCCGCATCAGGCATAAGAGCCTTCATGACAGCAGAGTAGCCTTCAGGCGTGAGAAGGCAATAGCGGTCACCCTGCGGGACGTAGTTCTTCGTCATCTGAGCACGAGCCGCGAGGAGACCCTCAAGGATCTTATTGCCATACGTGGCTTCCTGCGTAATCTCAAGACCCGTAACAAACTCAAAGGCCTTACCCGTACCGAGAACCTTGTCGGCATCCTCACCATTGTCGGGAATGTTACCATCCTTGAACTTAGCGTCCTTAGCGGCCTCATTGGCAAGCTCATTGATAATAGCACAGTCAGCGCCCATAGCAAGAGCTTCACCAAGCTGACGAGAGTATTCAACTCGAACGTCATAATGGTTCATCGCATCGTCGATATCCGTGATAAGGCAGTCAGCCGTAAGGAGACCGTCAATAGCGATGACACGTTCATTGTGTTCCATCTTCTTACGCTGGTCATCAAGGGAGTTACCCGGAGCAAGGTACTTAGCACGGGTACGGCCCATCACAGCGAACGAGGCACTCTTCAATGCCTCACGTTTCACATAGACGTTACTCTATGCTCCAAATAGGATGCTGTGGAATCCTATTCAGCATACGGTTTCCCGTATGTTCAGACTATATCTTAACAATTGTTCCCATGCTCTTCCAAATATCGGATAGCATTTTCTAATCTATAAGGAGAGTCCTTAAGAAGACCTAATGCCGTATTACACTGCATACAAAGAATTCCTCGTAGTTTTCCAGTCTTGTGATCATGGTCTGCCGCAGGCTTTGTATATCGTGAGCTACCAAGCTCACACCCACAAATAGCGCATTTACCACCTTGCAAGACCCAAGCTCTTTCGTAGTCTTCAGGAGACCATCCAGTAGCTTTAAGGCGTATCTTAGCTTTCACACATTCCTTACACGAGTTTCGAATACTAACGTACTCTTCACCATTCTTTTGCAGATCCTTGCGAATGTAGAAGTCCTCCACGGGTTTCTTCTGTCCGCAAGTAGCACAAATCTTCCAGCCTCTTTCGAGAGCTTCTTTAATATTTTTACGCAATTGTTGTTCCCATTTCGAGTACCACTTGGTACCCTACGTTATAAAACTAGTCGTTGAACCTTCCCTTCTTTCGATAGGGCTTGGCTTCTGATTGGCTTAGGCATTACCCCTTAGCTTTCCAGAAGTTAAAGAACTTTAGGCACAGCAAGACTTAACCGTGCGAAATCGTTCGAACCTGATGACGAGACATCATAACGGAGGTGCGAGCAAAAGCAGTCAGAACTTCACCCGTGAAGACCTTCATAAAGAGTGCATCACGATCGCCCGCAGAGAGAGCCTGACCAGGATTGGAAATACCAGTAGCAGCAAGAGCAGCCATTTTTTATTATTTTCCTTTTAAAGTATATAAGATTTGTTGTTATAGATAAAATTAAGCACTAGTGGCCCACATTCTCTGTTCGACCTGTCGGGTGTATTCAGGATCCCTGCCATAGCGCTTATCGCTCATAGCCTCGATCACTTCAGATTTGTTTGCAAACCCCTTAGGACGATTCACAGGAGTGGCCGTACCGCCGTGAATAGACTTATTAGCGGTACCCATCTTGGAAGTCATCTTAGACTTCATGCCTTCAAGCATGAGGGAAACAGCTTCCAGATTATTGTTGTCGATTGCTCTGTTAAAGGAGTCAATCGTCTTCTGAGGGAGATTCTTGGATGCCCAATCTACAATACGATTGTACTCCTTAGTACCCCCTACGGAATCATAAACAGCCTCAGTGAAGCGAGATTCAAGAGCCTTTCGACTCTCAATGAAACCCTCGATAACCTCAGAAGGATAACCTGCCTTCTCAAGTTCAGCAACGGTTTCATCGGAGAGCTTACCATGCTCCTGATATTCTAGGACAGCCTTATTGAAGTCAACGCCCTTTTCCTTAAGGGAGGTCTTCACGGCATCAATAGCCTTTTCGTGCTTGTCTACTTCTTCTTGAAGATTCTCTTGATCTTCATTTCGATCATGAACAGCCACATCATCAGCGTGACCTTCAGTTCCATTAGCTTGTTCTTCATTATGTTCTTCCCCCGACTTTTCGTTCTGAAGAAGGGGGTCTCCAATATCAGGGTCAACCTCAACCTGAGTCGTAGAAGACTCCATGATCTCGATACCCTGTGCTTCAGCCTCCTCAGTGAGAGACTGAGGTTCATTAAAGTCAGTCATTAGTTATCCTTTAGTTATTCAGGTGCCTGCTGTGCTAGTGTCCTAGCTGTGCTAGTGTCCTAGCTGTGCTAGTGTCCTAGCTGTGCTAGTGTTCTAGCTGTGCTTCATTGACAGCCATCTGTGCACCTGCGTCAATACCCTGTTGCTGGGCATACTGTTCCATAGCGGCCTGTTGTTCTGCCTGAAGTTCCTCAGGAGTCTTCACTAGACCCGTAGCATCAATATGAGCCGCCGCAAAAATCCTAGTAGCAAGATTACCAACGTTGAGAGCCTGTAGAAACTCAGGGAACTGTTGCATCAACTGCAAAGCCTGAGCTAGATTGTTAAGATCCTGTCCTCTACCAAGAGCATCAATACCCGTGATAATGGAGGGCTCAATCTCTGCAATACTCTCGTCAACCACAGGGAGCAAACCCTGAGATTGCATCTGATTGTAGATACAGGCAACGAGAGGAAGCTGTAGCTCCTGAGACAGGAGAGAATAGACACCACCTAGGGTATCCTCAAGTTCACCTGCAACGTACCTAATCTCTTCTGCGGTAACTCTGTCTCTACCTACAGCACCACTCTGTACTGCAGAGTTAAGAAGGAACGCATAAGACAAACGAGACTCAATCTGTTGAGCTGTAGTGAGTACCGTCTGCATATCCATGCTCTTATTGAGTTGCATGGGAACAACGTCCTCCATACGACCCCTAACAAAAGCACCGTTCTCTGCCTTAGACAAAGCCCTGATGTTAGTCTGACAAGCAGGAGACACGAGGTAGAGAACCTTAGAGGCAATCATGGAGATATCCACGATGCTCTTAGAGAGATTCTCAAGGGAGATAAGGTCGCCTAGATAATCCTCAACAAAGGATCTACCGTAGTGTTCACCGTCCTTCTTATTGAATCTAAGGGGAATCCAAGGACTCTTGTTTGCAGGATAAGTCTGCTCACTGCCTGCAACAGGTTCACCTTCAATCTCCTGATAGGATTCCCACTGATAGGTGTCTCCACTAGCCACACGGTAAATGTGAGTATAGATGTCTACCTTTTCGTTGATAGTCGGTTCACCAGAATCAGGGAGAACAGACTGCATGGAATCAGGAAGACTACCACGGGAAACAGTGTCCTTAGCAACAATCTGAAGGACATTGCCAATTGTGTCTCTCTGAACAGCGTACTCACGAAGAGTATAGCACCTCATACCACCTTCAGCAGGAGGCAGGAACAGAAGCGCATTACCTGCAATGATAAGTTGCTTAATGGCTTCAAAAAGAGTCGGTCTAAGAGACTGAGACTCCATGTACTTAATCATCTGTTGTTCCATCATGGACAAACCGTATTCGATATTGTCCTTCAGCTGGTCGTCAGCAGACTCATTAAGAGCTACAGTCGACTCCGCGTCCAATCCCAGTCTAAAGAAAGGTTGATTAGGAGGCAACAGAGAAAGAAGAAGTTTAGAGGCAAGATTATTAAGACCCCTAGCACCCACAGAATTGCAAGGAGTGGAATAGTTAGTACCACCATCATCAGACTCCTTAGGAAAGAGCATAGGGATCGTGTAGGTTGCGCACTTCTCTGCTCTCTGTGTGTACGGGTCTCTGTCTGTCGTGAGTTTGTCATAGGTCGTCTTAGCTCCTTCAAGAGGGATATTTCCTGCGGTATGTTCACTAGTTGCCATTTCAACCGTCCCATCCATCATTCAATGATTGATTACCAACCATCATAACCCTCCATGTTAGACAAGGTTACGGCCTGCACCTGCAGACACATCAGCATTCCCTGCCTTCTTAATCCTAAGACCCTTCTTACCCTTACGAAGCTGAACCTTTTCGGTTTCTTCCTTCTTCTCAGCTTCACCCTCAGGGTTCGTAAGCTCAAGCTCAGGAGCAGGCGTAGGAGCCTCAGGGGCACTCTGACCACTATTACCGCTACCAGTAATCTTACGGACAACCTTCTTGAAAGGCTTAGTGATCTTACTAAAAAATCCCATTAAATTTCCTTGTAAAAAGTTTTGTACGAAGAGTAACCCAAGTGTTTCTCATAGGTATTTTCCAACATCTTGTTGTTGAGCGTGTTGGCATTAGAGAAGGCCAGTAGTCTTACGTTAGTACATGCCCTATTTTCTATAGCATAAGCCATTGCTCTAGACAAACCAAGACCCTTTTGGAAAGCTACAGTGCACTCTTCATTTAAAAAAGTTACTCCCTCAGGTGCATACCAAGGTCTCCCCCTAGACACTAGGGATGCACCCGAGAGAGCATTTTCTTTGTTATAGAAAACAAGGACGATGAAGTCTTCAAATTCACCACTAATGACACCCTTAAGAAACTTATGCACTACCTTTACGTCAGCATATTTCTTAATGAAAGGGAGGGAGTCAGGGTCATCTTTGATGATCTTCACACCCTTGTCGATGATCTGTTCTAGGATGTCTCCATCATTAGGTTGCAAGACACCAATCCTAGACACGTTACTTAGGGATGTTAGTCCCTCTGCCAGAACCCACATAGTCAATCCTCAGAGCCTTCTTGCCCTTGTTCTTCTTGTGTTCCGCAGTTTCTTCAGCACCCATTTCAGGAGCCTCAGGTTCGAGTACAGGTTGCTCAATGGCAGGGGCCTGAACCTTAACCTCAGGAGCCTTAGGTTTACTAAAGAGTCCCCCCATCAGTTATCTCCATTCTGTTTGTCGTGTTTATTTCTAAGGTAGGTAACAACCTGTTGAATACCTAGAAGAGTCTCATTACTCTTTTCATACCAAATCATCTTTCGAATGTCAAAGATATCCTCAAGTCTCTCAATGAGATCCTTAGGAACATAAGGAAACTCTTCTTCCTCAACAACGTTGTTTTCTTCTTTGTTCATGTCTTCCTCCTACCTAGGACTATTGATTTAATTAAAAATAGCCCTAGGGGTATTAGTATTGATTAAAAAGGATTGTACTTCTTGGGCAAGCCCTCAGATTCACCTAAAGGGTAATCTTCATAGTGCAAGATTCTAGCCATAGTTGCTTCTCTAATGGCATCCTCTTCAGTAAGACCCTGAGACTTGAATGCTTTCAAGACCTCAGGCCACCATTCAGAATCAGGGTGCCCATTAAGGAGCTTATTGGCTTTCACAGGGCCATAAGTGGGACACCCCTTATAGCCGTCTGTAGCGTCCCCTACTAGGGTCTGATAGCACAGCCATTTCTTGGAGTCCTTCTCAGTGATGCTATAAAAAACATCATTACCGAAATCATAGAAGTAACCGGGGATTGTCTTGAAATCCTTGTCCATAGACACTGAGACACAAATATCTTTATAGACAGGACTAGTGCAGTAGATACCCACAACATCATCAGCTTCAAGGTACTTGACTGTATGAGAAATGTAGGTTTCTTTAATCTTGTCTACAAGACCTTTGTAACAACAGGGTTTACGATTAGATCGCCTATTGGACTTATAGTCAGGATTGTAGGTTTTCCTAAAGTTATCCTCATCGGAGAAACAGAATACATAGGTAATCTCTTCACCAACAAAATGCTTATTCAGCTTCTCATCAATAGCAATAAGCATGTCGGTAAAGTAATCCCATGCGTCATCTACTTCAGCATGACAAGTCCAAAGACCATCCCCCCAGTCGATATCCTTCTGGACAGCAGAGGACGCCTTAAAGGCTAGAATATCACCGTCTACAAAAGCATATCTCATTATTCACAAGCCTTAATAATAGCGTATGCCTTACAGGTGAGCCTCCAATAATTAGTGGCTTCACTATAGAAGTTAAGGCAAGTAATGTGGCCCCTAGATGCCGCCTCAGCAATCAGCTTGGAATTCTCACGACAGAAGTCCGCCTGAAATTTCGGAGTGTTCTGGTCAATATACTTAAGAAAACTAAGATACTTATTCATTTTCTTTCTGAGATCCCTCATAGTAAACACTCTCTTCTTCCCAATCAACTTCATAGCCAAGACGTTCAAGAATCTCATAAAAGATTTCTTTGTCAGTCCAGTCTTCATAGAGTTTACAGGGATTTGGGATGTGCATAAACAGCAGTTTACCATTCAATCGAACTTCTGCACCACCTGCAGTCCCAAAAACAGGATCCGTCTTATAGAGCCACTTAATGTCAACAATACTCTTTTTGTTGGTCTTACACAAAGCCATTACCTCCTTATATTCATTCTTCTTAAGAACCCTTTCAATCTCTTCTGCGGTCATAGGTCTACGAATCATAGCTACTCCTTAGTGACAATCGAACCAGTTGGCACCAATTTTACCTTCAGTATCCAACTGACAATTAAACTTAAAGAACTCCTGAGTCTGTCTCATGGATTCCTGTGCAATCCTTACGCAGTCCTCTGCGATTTCCCTTGTGCGACAGGCGATTTGGGTCTCATCGTGCACCCACGCCATCATGGCAAAGTCTCCGTCCCAACCATGCTTGTAGCCTGCTTTACGCATATTCTCCTCAACAAGACATACCCACTTCTTGCAGATAAGAGCACCTGCAGACTGAAGAAGGGTATTCAAAGCCGAGTGAGGGCTTCGCACATAAACAACCCTGCGATCAAGCCCAAGAATACTATGAGTAATACTAAGATTGCTGTTATCAGGGTGAACACGTTTCCTCCAAGTTACCTTATTGACACCTCCGACCCACTCAGAGGCTGTAATGAGAGTTCTTTCAATATCTGAGCAGAGTTCCTTATAGGCAGGTACTGCATTAAAGAATCTCTCCTTAAGAGCCTTACCGTCCTTTGCAGTACCGTTGATGACTTCTCCGAGCTTACCGTCGCCACCACCATACATCATGCAATAGATCATAGTTTTCGCTTGATCTCTTGTAGGCAACCCTGCCATCTTCTGGTTATGAGTATGAATGTCACCATTCAAAATCTCATTTACGTACTCCCCATGGTCATAAGGGTAGAGAAAATGAGCAAAGCACCTAAGCTCAAGGCCTGAAGCATCGATGCCTGCTTCATACCATCCAGTAGGTACTCTAAAAAGAGACCTACATTCCTCCCCATAGGGAGATCTGCCTGCAGGTACCTGTGCAACATTAGGATAAGCATGAGTTGCACGACCAGTGACAGCCCCATTAGGATTAACAGAACCGTGAATGCGAGTGTAACCATCAGGATCATCCTTCATCAACTTTAGCCACGCATTGTCACCCTCAGCAAGCTGTGCAATGCGCTTGTTAATAAGCAAATACTCCAAGATGTCCTCAGTAAGATCAATACCCTTAGCAGTCTTCAGAGTCTCTTCATCAACCTTAGGGGCACCTGTAGGAGTCATTTCAGTAGGCTCCCAGCCTCGATCCATGAGAACCTTGGCAATGTGTTGGCGACTATTGGGGTTAAAGGTGACCTCTTCATACTGAGGATAAGGGACACCCGCCTTAATGCCACGCTTAGCGTTATCCCGCTTATAGATCTTGTCTCCCTTATAGACAGTCCAAGATCCACCTTTTGAAACAAGGTTCTCATAAAGAACCTGTCGCTTACCTGCCAATTCGGAATAGAGTTTGGTTGCTTGATCTTTATCAAAGACAAACCCATTGCGTTCCTGCTTAGCCATCACCCAAGCAATGTCATGCTCAAGCTGGATTGCCTTAAGGGGGTAACCCTTGGCCATCAGCTTCTGGAACAACTTAAGGGTAACCACAACGTCCTGCTTGTTGTACTCATACATCTCATGAGTAAACTTGTCCCAAGCACCCTCATGTTCGCCATAGGTGCCCTTCAGTTCACCCATACGGTAACCATAAGCCTTCAAGCTGTGGGAACCATAGAGAGCCTTAGGGAGCCTACCAGAACGCATAAGGCCAACGTCAGTGTCCTTGATGTTCGAATAGATCAGACGAGCAAGCACAAGAGTGTCAATACAGACATCTCGAACATCAAACTCAAACCTCTCACCCTTGAGCTTCTTAAGAGCAGGGATGTCGAACTTGCAGATATTGTGACCGACGATGTTGTACCCACTAGTACCATACTTATTCAGGGCATCAAAGAACTCATCAAGATCAGTGTAGCCAGTGTACAAATCAGTATAGGAGTCGTACAACCAACCACACCAAAACCTCTTGGTCGTATCAAGCAACCCATCAGTTTCAATATCGAACACAATAAATTTGTCTTTAATTGTCAGCATTTTCTATTCCTTAAATAGCCTTGCTTATTTCTTAAATAGCTGTGCTTATTTCTTAAATAGCTGTGCTAAAAAGATCCTACAGGAACACCAGAAGGGAGATTCCTGTAATGGTAATCAACCACATTGCAATCACGTAGATCGCGAATACCCGAAAGCTCAGGTCTCTGTACTCAGCAGAATCCTGATGATCAGAGGCTAGAAGCACAGGAGCAATAGGAAGTAACAGGATAATCCAAAAGCATGAAAGGGCACGATCCTTAAGAGACATGTCCTTGTCGTAATACCAGAAAGTAAGTGGGGAAATAAACTCTTTAAAACTCATTATCAAAACTCCGATTCAAAGGGGCAATCTTCAGACCCCTGTGGGCAATCCTTGAGTCTACCTGTTTCAGGGTCATACTCAAGGTATCCACTGATACCAGTGTCCCCGCAAAAGCGATTCTTCAAGACCCTAAGAGTCAACACATTAGGATTGTCACCCTGTTGGTTTCTCTCAAGACCAATCACCATGTCAGAGAGCTGTGCAATAGCTCCAGACCCTCTAAGTTGACTAAGGGATACCTGTGCCCCCTCTTCGTGTCCCTTCTTCTCAGGACGCTTAAGGTGAGACACTACGAACATGGTAGCTCCAGTCTCTTCCACAAGGGAACGAAGGTTAGTCATAAGTTTGTCAATAGCCTTACGTTCACCCCCATCCTCATCAGTGTCCATACCAGAGACCACAATGGAGATATGATCAAGGAAGATACGCTTGCATCCTAGGGACACAATCATATACCTGAGTTTGCTAAGCAGATTACCTGAATCAAGAGACCCAAAGTGGTCGTACAGGAAGAAGTTTCCGTTTCCAATAGTCTCCGAAAAAGCGCGGCTTCGCTCGTCTTCATCTGCACATTCAGGATTGAGTATGAGTCGCTTGCTAAGATGAATTGACATGAGTTCCATCCCAGTTTTGCGAGTAGATTCTTCAAGAGCAACAATTCCGCATAGTTCTCCCCTGTGAACGCCAAAGTAGTATTCGAGTTCTCTGAGTATTGTGGACTTCCCCATACCACTTCCACTTGTGAAGACATACAGTTCACCATGTCTAGCTCCTTTAGTTTTGTTCTGAAGAGCAACCCAAGGGTACTCCACAGAATCCTTAAGATCATCAATGTCAGTTACACATTTCTCGTAGAGATCGGTACCTGAAACAATTCCGTCGGGCCTATACGGCTTTGCATTCCATACAGCTTGAAGAACTTCAGACCCCTTGCCTTCACTAAGGCACTCATTAGGATCCTTACAAGGAAGATTAGCAATATATGCCTTACCTGCAGGCAGTATCTTTGCACACTCTTCACTAGCTTTTCTACCCGGATCATCCATGTCAAACATCAGGATGACTTCTTCGAAATTTTCTAAATACTCAAGGTTGGCCTCAATAGCCTTCTTTGCCCCTTGTGCCCCATTAGGGATACTCACAACAGGCCACTTATTACCCTGAAGTTGGCTCACAGTAAGACAATCAATCTCACCTTCAGTAATGACGATCTTCTTACCACTAGCCCACAATTGGGAACCATAAAGCCTATTAGAGATACTCCCAAGGACAGCAAAGGACTTATCGGGGAATCTGAGCTTCTGCCCCACAAGGTTCCCCGAATCGTCGTAGTAGCACGCTACTTGGCAAGGCTTCCCTTTGTAAACAGTAGAAAAATACTTGAATTTAGAACAAGTATCTTTACTAATACAACGCTTAGTAAGGGAAACAGCTTCAAGGTCTTCAAAAGTAATACACTCCTTAGACACTCTAGTCACATCCTTCTTTACAGACCCATCAGGTCTAAAATAAGTATTACAAGAATAACAATACCTATGGCCATCACTAAAGACACCGCAGGCGTCAGAGGAACCACATTCAGGGCAATGCTCATGATAAAGGAATGTACTCTCTTGATTCATCTTTTAATAACCAAATTTACAACGAAGGCTCTCCCAACCGTACAGGTTTCTATGGTACCGCATGTCTCCTGCCCAAATACAGGGGTGCTCCATTGGTGACATATGACCTGCGTCAAGGAGCCTTCGTGCTAGCTTCTTGTCCTTGCATTCGTCAGGACAAGAGCCGTCGTGGTTGTTGTAAGACACTCTCGCACAACGTGCAGAGGAAATAAGCATGAGATCATTAATGAGGACTTCAGAAGAACTAAACGAGTTCATGCAGTGCTCATCAACTTCCTCTTGAGTGATAAAGGGAAGACTAACATACTTCCCACAAATATGGTAGACACTAATGATATTATTGCCTACCTTGTCCATCTCACCCTTAATGGCCCTTGCAAGATCCTGCATCTCAGGCTGTGCATCACTGGCAAGCCTAAGATGCAGGAAATTCTCCCATTCAGTAGCAGTAACAATCACGTTAATGTACTGGAATGGTTCAAGGATTCGGTTGACGTGTTGCTTATGGACACCAAGAGCAACCATGGATTCTGCGACAGTTACTGCACTGTCTACAGCTTTAAGCCAAAGACCCTTAAAAGACTCATAGGTATCCTCAGAAGCCTCAACAGTACCAACCATGCCAGATTGATTCATGTAGACGTTAGAAGGGATAAATGGGTCATTGCGCACCTGTTCAATAACCTTAGCTACAGGGATAGCACGGGAGCTACTGGCATTGCGACTGAAGACCCTGTGGGTCATGAATTCACTATGGATCATCCTAGGATACCTAAGGACGAACGTATAGAGATTATCCTGATGGCAGATGCAAAGGGCTTCACTAGATCCAACTTTAGTAGTCATTATCTTCCTCATCATCATCATAGTCGTCGTCTTCATCCTCGTCGTCTTCTTCATCAAGGGACTCAAGATATTCCTGATACTCGTCTTCCCAACGAGCTTCCCAATCAGATTCCATTCGATCAAGTTCCTTCTGAGTCTGCATAATTGCCTCTCTTTAAAAAAAATAAATGGTACCCTAGGAGGGAATCGAACCCTCACGAGCCTTGCTTCTCCACTGATTCTAATTCAGTTGCGTATACCATTTCGCCACTAGGGTATTTTTTCTGTGGGGGTAACCGTTGCCCACTTTCGGATCTATTTCGGTAGACATCCTATTCGGGAGCTACCCGACCTGCTAAGAGCTGTAGGACTTCCTCACTTCTCCTATGATGAGAGGAGCACAATCAAACGGCGTATTTGGTCTCTCCTACAGGACTCGAACCTGTGACTTACAGCTTAGAAGGCTGTCATTCTTTTCCAACTGAATTAAGGAGAGGTTTGTTCTTTGTGAATATTGATTATTGCTTCAAGTCGTCTATTGGTGTCTCTGAGTATCTTAACACCTTCCCCGTGTAGTTCTGCACCTTCTGACAGTAGGTTTCTACACTGGATGACTGACTCTGCATAAGCTCTATCGGTATGTTGCATGATGGCTTTGTTTCCTGCATTGATGTTGTACTGCAGGCGGTTAACCCGCTTATCAATAGCAGATTGCACAACATCAGCGGTAGCCATGTCTTTAAGAAGTAAGTTAATCGTTGCATCCTTTCTTTCCTGTAGAGTCTTTAGTTCCGTTAAGTGAGTCCTTTGTTCCTCTAGGTGAATCTCTTGATTTCTTTTTTCCTCAAGAGATTCACCTAGAGCCAGTCCCAGAATGAACGCAAGGATAACCATAAGAGATTTCATGTACTGCATACTCTCTCCCTAGGAGTATTGATTTTATTCAATGCGGACAACATCCCCTTCTTCAGGGTCTCCATTAAAGTCCTTAAAGACACCCTTGGAGAAGACTACCTTACTCCAGAACGCCTCAGTATCTTCATACCGAGCAAACTTAGCGCCCTTATACCATCCCTTAACATCAAAGCAAGGGCAGTCTTTGTTGACGCCTGCAAAATCTCTGTGACCAAGGACAACGACTTCATCTTTATAGTAACCTCTGAGATAGTCCAGTAGACACTTAAGAGACTCCTTCTGCTCATCTGTAAAGTTGTCTACGGACTTGCCCTTAGCATTCACACCACCAATGAGGCAGATACCAACAGAACAGTTGTTGTAACCCTTTACATGGGAACCAATGGCCTCTAGGGGCCTACCTCTCTGGATGGTACCGTCAGTAAGAATTACAAAGTGGTAACCAATACCCAACCACCCCTGCTGTCTGTGCATCTGGTCAATGGTTTTCCACGTAAAAGATGGCACATTCTGAGTGGCAGAGCAGTGAACGACAAGATATTTAGTAGTCTCTCTATTCTTATAAGAGACAAAAGATTTATGCTCCTCAATCTTTGGAGCCTTGAAAGAAACCATATTTTAATTAACCTTTATTAAGAAGAATACCTTCAGGGATTACCTTGGGTACCTCTTTAATCCATTCAAGGGGGATTGTTTTGTCGGAATACTTGATCTCATTCTTTTCACAAAAGGACGCATAAGTTGTTTTACTTCCTTTGTAAATAGGGGTTTTGGATCTACTAAAGACAAAGCGAATGTCCAACTCGGGGTGTTGAGCCTTAATTAAAATATGTTTCTTCCTATCTTCAGAATCCCATACACCTTTAGTTTCTATGAGAATCCCATTAGGCAAAACGAAGTCAGGAGTATATTTGTGCTTACTTGCGGGCACAATATACTCCAGATACTTCTCCTCATAATGAGGCTCAATACCGAAGGCCCTGAGGGAGTCTGAGACTTTCTCCTCAAGGCCACTTCGGTAAGTTCCCCTGTTGTGCATCCTCTTTTTACTATAGGCCGCACTACGGGTAGTCATTTATTCTTTTATTCCTCTTCATGCTCCTTAAGCAGGTTGCTACGAGAAGGGAGCATAATCCTACAGCCTTCATGAACCTCATCTTCATAAATGTCATACTCATAAGAGCCGAAAACTCGAATGAAGTATTTATTATCCATATCGCTCCAATCGGGCAGGATTTGTCCAATCATAAGGTCGGGACGGCAGAAGCACTCTGCAGATTCATCAACAGGATCAAACATGACAAGGACACAGGCACCCTCAACACCACTAAGATCCTTGCTAAGGAATTCATCAATGCTGTAAGGCTTATCGTACTCGACACCTTCTTCGTCTTCAAAGATAAGATCCTTATCCTTGACATAGAACGTGAACGAGTAGGGCATCACACCGTAGATGAATTTAGCATCATAGAAAGCGGTGGTGTTCTTGAAGTCCTTCTTATCGCACCCAGCAAAGGAGCAATAAAAGTCAATTGGTGCCTTACCATACTTTTCAATGTGCCAGTTGTAAGTCTCAATTGCGGACTCAAGAGCCTTTTCAAGGCCTTCCTCAGTAAGGATAAGGCCGAGCCCTTCACGAATCTTATGGCCGAACGTAAACTTAATCATTTAGAAATCTCCGGGAACGTCATCGTCAATATCTTCAAAGCTCTTAGAGGAATCCTCAGGCTCCTCGCCGTTATAGCCTTCTTCTTCTTCAAAGCCATAAGAGGATGCAGAGGAATCACCGAACTCATTCAGAGAGATAACCTGAACTGCTAGAAGTCGCAGGGAAAGCCCACAGGTACGCGTAGAAGGCATGTAGTACGGGTTGGCAGTGAAGGACACCTTGATGACACTGTCTCGACCAATGTTGACGTCAATGGGCTTCCCCTTAGAGTCAAACTGTCGGATCTTGACGGGAATCTTGGAACCATCCTTCTTCGTAATGACCGCCTTCTGCTTGAACTTCATCACAATGCGGCCTTCTTCATCCTTTTCGTAGATGTCCTGAGTCACCACCTTGCGACCCTTAGAAATGGCCTGCTTGACATTGTCGTCATTATCATAGAAGTCCTCAAGGACTGCCTCTAGCTTAGACACGAGGGAATTGGTCTTCTCATCATCTTCCATGACAAGATTAACTTTGTAGTCACCCTCGGGATTGAACTTCGTGTCAGGAGTCTTGAGAGCGGGATACTGTGCGAGACCCTTGGGGGTCGTGAAACGATTGTTGTTGCTAGACATTAATTACTTCCTTGTTTGTTTAACCTAGGGAGGCTTTATTACTCTCCCTAGGAGTATGGATTTTATTAGTTTAACCTAGGGAGGCTTGGTTACTCTCCCTAGGAGTATGGATTTTATTAGTTGGGGTTAGCTAAAGGCTAGCTTGCTAGCTAAAGGCGTACATGGACTCCTTGACTCGCTCAAGATCAAGATTTCCCTTAGAGGGAATCTCAGGGAGCTTGTCGACCATCTTAGGAGACAAAAGGTTTTCAATGTGATCGTGAAGATCCTGCAATACATCATTCTTGCTGTAGGTATCTACAAACACTTCCCTAACGGTCGTGAACATGATGTCACCATGTCCCGCAGGTGCCCCGTAGGAGTCATGAATCATCGCAAAGGACTTGACACCCTTGTCTACACAAGAGCACACCGTAAGCATAAGGTGGGAGGCATCCATGCTATGGACGTAGTTGGGTGCAATACCCTGCTTCTGCTTTCGGGTGTCAATCTCAGGGGTGCTCTCGTACACCACGGGATTGATGGAGGCACCTTCCTCAATCTGACTGTCTTCCTTGAATGGCTCCTTGACTCGAATGGTTCCAGTAGTAAACGTCCTGAGTTGCTTGAGCACAACCTTGTTGTACTTCTGTTTTACAGGGAATCCCGCAGGGGTAATCCAATAGGTAGGCAGGCTTTGTCCGTTGATGTCCTTGTCCTGAGCGAGGAGACCGCTTGCAACCTGTAGCCAACCCATAGCCTCCACAGCTTTCACTACGACCCCTTGCAGGGCTTCCCAGATCAATCCAGCCATGTACCTAGCGGACTGACTAGGGCGACTGAAGGCCGTGGGATTCTTTGAAAGAGCGGGGTAAATAGTGTCTTCTAAAACCTGTTCGGCAAAGCCAAATTTACTAGAGCCATAGCAAAGCGTCATGGTGCTACGCTTAGTCACCTTGCGGGTAACTCCGTGCTTGAGCCATTCCGTGGCCATACTACGGGTGCCCTTCTTCAGGTAATCGTCACCGTCTTCAGTTTTAGCCATGGTGTCATCGGTACCATTGTCATAGTCCTTTTTAAGCAACTCGGTGACCTTGGTAGCGACAATGCCATAGATGTCATGAACATGATCGTCAGGCATGAGGTTGACGGCTTCCCCACCGACTTCATCCCGAAGCATCGCAGAAAAATGCTGTAAGCCAGAGCAGGAGCCATCAAAGGCAATCGGGAGGTGAGACACGTAAGAGTCACCCTTATCCAGATAGTCCGACCACTCAAAGCAGAACGCAAGGAATTCCCAAGGGGAATCCGTCTCAGTCCATCGGAGATCCTGCAGGGGATCCTTGGCAATAGACAGAAGCATGTCGGTGTTCTCATAGACCCAAGCAATACGATCTTCAAAGGGTTTCTTGTCAAGACCGTAGCAGTTAGCACCCTGAAAGGCCAGCCAAGTATGTCCATTCTCACCAAGAGGCACCCCCTCGGCAAACTCAATGAGGGCTTTAGTAAAGTCGTTGCCTTGAGGGCTCAACTGGGTCAAGGGATAGACACGACCACGGAAATCAAGATTATGGGGAAAATAAATTTCCATGTCGTCCTTGTAGGTGTTTGCCAGTGCTAGGACACCATTGACAAGATAACGCTTGCTCTTACGCTTATTGTCGTCTTGATAGTAGTGCACCATAGCACTTCGCCAATCACGCTGAACCTCCTCGCTAGTGTCTGCCTCTGCAGGCCTCATAGGAGGCTCCGCAGGGGTAGCAGAGGGCATCTCAAGGCCCTCAGGAATGTGAGCCCATGAGCACACCTCATTGGCCACGTTGAGCACTCTACGGTTGATCCTCCAAGCCGTAGACTGGATGGCATTGACGGCCTTATACACGTTAGGCATGTCAACCTCATCGTAGAGCTGTGCACACTCCTTAGAGGGCATTCTAACAAGCTGTATGGGCTTCTTAAGGTTAATCAGGTAACCACCATCAAAAGGGGTAGTCCACGGCTTAGGAGGGATCACCATGGGCCGATTTTGGAACATAAGATTCGCAGTCTCAGTGTCCTCGTGTTCCAAATACGTCAACACGTCAGGGTCAAGACAGAAAATGTAATGTACGTTTTTGTTGTCACTCATAGTTTTCTCAAGGGCACCTAAGCCAGTAGACACGATGAAAATGTCTACCAACTTAAGACCTACCTGAACTCTATTAGCATTACCCCACTTGTTCCATCTCTTGAGTCTCTTTTCGTCTGCTAGGATTTTTTCTTTGTTTTCAACATAGCGCTTTTTGAACTGCATGGAAATACGCTTATCAAGCCCTGCATTGAATCTGCTGAGCTCCTTCTTATCCATGGTGCTCACTACCATCTTGAATCGAAGTTCGTCCTCAATAGCTTCACCAATTGCAGAGGACAATTTGGTTAAAGACACGATTCCAAGGGAATTTTCAATGATGGTTCTAATGGAAATGAATGCGATTTCTTCGGACGACAAAGACCGAATGAGGGATGCCATTACATGACGCTTACCGGGCTTTCCCGTGTCTACTTCCTTGAACCACTTGTCAAGGGCCTTAGTCATGACAGGGATAGCTTCGCTAATCAAGACACGACTTGCACCCATATTACCAAGAGTACCACTTTCAATTGCCTTATTACGCTTAGACATGAAAGCATTGAAGGCATTTTCCTTGCTTTCAAGTTCTAATTCAATTTCCCTGTCTACACGGGCTTTGCCGTATTTAAGACAAAGATCATCATATTCATTTTCACCATCAATTCTAAAACTATTCAATTTATCATAAGACATAGGGGTTACCTCTAGTTATATCTATAGATCTTTTATACTCTTTTATAAAGGGTTATATAGGTGATGATGTAGGATATTACCCATAGTTAAACTATAGACTCCTGTGGTTTCCTTTGGATTCCCTTAGGAGTCTATAGCCTCTTTCACCCTCTCCCTAGGAGCATGGATTTTATTAAATCCTCGTGTCTCCTCTAATCATTGATTTTACCTTTCTCAACACACTCATCGTTGACATAGATGGTACCGAATGACTCGAAAGTACGCAACCATTCGGCATAAGTCAGGTATTTGTTTCTGTCTTTCTCTGCGGATTCCCCTGCTTTGCGTCCTGCTCTGAACGCATATTTAATCATATTGCCCTTTAGGAATCCAATGAATTCCTCATGAGATAATACATTGAGCATCAATTCAATAGGCTGGACAGCTCCCATGTAATGGGTACTGGTTTCAGGCTTTCCATCATTAACACTGTTAACACTGTTAACACCGTTAATTTCTTCCATTTTGTCTCCTTTAGTAATAGATTCCCATAAGTTTGCAAATAAAGACAAACAAGGGAAAGATTCCAAGAATGATTGCAATTCCAATGAATACAATCAGGTATTCTTTAAGATTAAGCATTCTTTTCAATTTCCTTAATATGGTTATTCCACATTGACAGGATTGCATTCATAACGGAGCCGTGCATGGACGCCTGTCCAATGAGTTCCATAGAGCCCCCTTTCTTGAACTTGTACAACTTGCCCTCTACAGCCTCACCACCTGAATATTTACCGGTGAAAGTGTAGATAGACTCGCAGTCCGTAAAGGTGACTGCATATGCCCCGTCTTTCCAACGATAGAAAAGAATAGAGGCTACGTCAGAGCGTTCGATGATGGTGGTGGTGCGAGTATACATGTTATCTCCTGTGGACGCTCCTAGGTGCCTTAATTTGGCTCCTAGGGGCATTGCTGATGGTTAGTGTTGGACTCGCTTGATCTGGATTACCCTAAGGGCCTTTCCTTTGCTCTGGCCGTGGACTTCAAAGAGTACCACATCCTCCCTGTCTCGGGAGCAAAGACGACACTCCTTGCAGGTGATTCCCTTTGTCTGTGAGGGGCACTGAACTGCGGGGATACCTTTAGCCTTGAGGGCCGCAATGTCCGCCTCAGGATAGATGCTCGTGAGGACTACATTGAGACCGTATTCCTTTTCGGTGATGACTTCGTCGACAGTCTCACATGAAATGTTTACAAGCATGTAGTCCTGCATCAGTCTCATGGAACCCCTGTCATAGAAGTCGTAGTCACAATGGGTATACGTGAAGGCCTTGATGTGCTTAGAGGAGCCCGCAACCTTCAGCCGATAGTTGGCCGTCATAATGGCAGACACCATGCTCAGGTACGTTGCAAGGTCAAACTTATCCGTACCGACTATAGCCATGTCACCCGCGATGTTGTGGCGGAACAGGACTTCGTCTCTGTCTCCCTTGTCCAACCACAGGGCACCCGTGAGGGCATTCGCCAAGTCATCCTGACAGCCAATGAATAGCTTGTCGGACTCATCGTCTGCCCTCTCCCACACCTTAGAGGTGCGGATGTTCTTCGCATAGCACCCGCTTTCCTTGAAGGGGCAGGAGACAGGACAGGAGGACGGAGACGAATAGGACTGGATGATATTTCCTGTCTTGGTGTTCTGGGACTCTGGAAGAAGAATCATATTGATCATGGTAGGACTCCTTTGATCCTTTGGTTTGAACATGGGGTTATTATAGGGCACTTTGAACTTTTATGCAAGTGCTCATCATGCAAGCCAGATCCTCACGCATTCCGTGAAGGTTCCGGTAATCTCGTCTTTGCAGAAGACAGGGCTGATCGTCCCGTCTTCCTCTTCGTCGACGATGATGGATCGACCTTGCACTACATCCTCATCAAACTGGGCGACCATGGCGGCCTCTCCGGTGCTCTCAGGGGCATCCAAGGGAATGATACCCGTGTAGTCACCATTGATGAGAGCAGGCAAAGCCCACTCTGCGACCATGTATGACGGTAGGGTGTCCAGTACCTTTTTAACCTGTGCATTCATCTTCAATACTCCTTGATAGTTTACTAGCCTTGTTGGGAGCTAGAGGGCTAGCCATAGTTGATTTACAGGGGATTCATCAGGAGAGGCCGTAGCCCTCCCTTAGGACTCGTTAGAGATTGTACCACACAATCCCGAGGGTTACAAGAGTCACCATCAGGTTGACCACAACACCAATCCCAACGAGTCGGACGGTGTTCATCAGATCGATAGTGGTGTCGTCCTCATAGGCGCTGTCCTGTTCGGTTTCAGTCTCCTCGACCTTAGCAGGAGCATAGCGGTGCTGTGCGACATCCTGCGAGGCCTCGTTGAACTCTGCGAGCATCTCAAGGAGCTCATTGATGATCGTGGAGGTCTTGAAGAACTCAACACGGCCACAATTGGCACTGCGGGCCTGAATGGAATCGACCTTACCGTTCAGGAATTCCACCGTGAACCTGCGGGCCGTCTGGTGATTGCGACGGCGGTCAGTGTATTCATAGGTAGCCTGAACTCGACCGTAGCCGAGGCTGTGGAAGCGGAAGTTACGGGCCTCATTGCCAGAGGAAAGGGTGATGGTGCGGGTGAAGCGGATGATCATGATTTATCTCCTTAAGACTGAGTGAATCGTTTCGTTCGATCCATGCCCTGAACTATAAAGCACCCCGAGTCACCTGTCAAGGCCCATCGTGAAAAATACCGCAAACATGGTATCCCCTACCCTTGTGCTAGCTAGTGTCTCAGCCCTCTCTCTCTCTATATAGAGGAGCCCTGTGGAGTCCTGTGGAGTCCTGTGGAGAGCTGTGGAGAGCTGTGGAGAGCTGTGGTCTACCTAAAGGAGTACCAAAGGGTACAACGCACAGATTATGTCACCCAAAGGCAAACAATTGATCCAGATCAAACACCATATTGACCCAAATCAACCCTGTGGACAACCCTGTGGACAACCCTGTGGACAACCCTGAGGACAACCCTGTGGATAACCTGTGGATAACTTGAAAAAACACTGATAAACTATCCAGTATACCACAAGTACCCTGAGGATGTCAATAGGGACAAATCCCCCTTGACAGCCC